AATGGCTGCTAAGGAAGAACAGATTGGTGGTAATCACTATAAGGATATGAAGATCCAGCCTATTGAGTATATCCTGGGTAACAACTTAAATTATTGTGAGGCCAATGTAGTGAAATACATTTCTCGTTGGAAGTCTAAGGGAGGAATCGAAGACTTGAGAAAGGCAAAACACTACATTGACCTACTTATTGAGTCAGCCAGTGCTTAATTTCATCTTCCAAAATTGTAATTAGGATCAGAAACAGCCTGCCTTATATCTAACAGATCTTCTTCCGAAAGTTCTTTTAACAATTTAGAAGCATTAGATACTATGATCTCTGGCATTTGCCTAGATGACGTTGTTCTTGATGCTTTTTGAAGCTGGTTATCTAAAGCAATATATTTATTAACAAGAGATGGCTTTGATGATAACTTATATAAAAGAATTGGCGCAGTCAAAATTGTTGCAGCACCAAAAAGCCCTGCGCCAGCAGCGCCCAAAAGCCCTGCTCCAGCAGCGCCAAAAGCAGCGGGAATAGCAAGGCCAGCTCCAACCTCAGCAGACCTTAGAGCAAGAGAAAAAGTTTCTCTTTTTCTTGTTTGAGACATTGCCACAACATGATTTAATAGCTTTTTAAACTCAGGCCATCTTTCGCCAAAAATAATTTTTGAGCTTTCAGAATTTTTTAAAAGTGACATTGCTCCAGAGGCTTGAGAAAAAATATTTTCTATTGGATTTGCTCTACCAACATCTATTGCTTCTATCATATTTTTTTCTTTTAAGTATGAGGCTCTAATAGTTTCTCTAAACTTATTAATCTCTGAGCTAACATCCATCTTCGGTCTAGTCTTTGCCTTCATAACAATACTTCTTTCTGCTAAATTTAGAAGTTTTTTTGCTTTTTCTGGATTCTTTCCAAGAAGATCTCTTCCTATATTTTGATAAATATCTTTGTTAAACCCATTTTTTACTAAGTTTTCAATTCCTTTTTCGTCAAGAAAATCTAAACCATCAGAATATTCTTTCTGCATTCTTTGATAAATCTTTGCCATTGAAGGGTCTAATCTTCTCATCATACCTATAGTTGTTTTTCTTATATCATCGTGAAGCCCTCTTAACTGACTTCTTGCAACACCATTACCATAAGCTCCACCAGGAACCATTTTAGATATTTCGTCATTTACACGTTTTTCTAATTTTAATACGTCTTCAAGCCTAAATTTAGCAAACCTTCCAGGGACAGATCCAGATAACTCTGAAATAAGATCATTAATTAAAGATGAAGCTCCTTCATCTAAGCTAGATGTAATAACCTTGCCCTCAAAAGGAATAACGCCAGTAGATTCGTATTTTTTAGAAAAGTCTCGTAAAGTATTAACGATTGGCTCTAAACTTACCCAGTTTCTTGCTGACGGCAAACTACTAAGCGTATCAAGCTGACTTCCATAAACAGTGTGCATTGCTTTATCAGCAGCAGACTTTAATCCAATAAACTCTTTCCCAAGCTCTGTTTGCGTTTTTGCAAGCCCTTGACTTGAAAAAGAAGTAAAAGCATCTAAAACTATATCTTTTTGCTTTTTTATATCTGCATCATAATACTTTGAAGAAAAAATACCCATTTCTCCAAGCTCTCTACCAATCTGAGCAACCATTGAAGCAGATTCGGTAGCTATAGGAGACAATGAGGGGCCGCCAGACTTTTGTAAAAAGTCTTGAGCCTGCGCTAACGCTACTGGGCTATCTGGGGCAGAATCTATAATGTCTAAAACAGGTCTAAACTCTTGACCCATTTCAGATAAACTTTTGTTTGCAGACCTGTAAGCACGATATGCTCTTATGCCCTTTCCTGCTCCTAAAAATAATGTATCAAACACAGCGCCAATAGAAGCCTCTCTAGCTGCACCACCTTTCTGAAATCCTAACTGAACTTCTCTATCAGCTATTACGTCTTCAGCAACTTCTCCAGCAAAAGTACCAACAGCTCCACCAAGAACCCCTCCTATTACAGTACCAACAACTGGCACAGCAGAGCCAATAGCAGCTCCTGCCGTTGCTCCTGCAATAGCGCCACCAATATCAAGAAATTCGCCAATGCCTAAATCTTCTTTTCCTTTAATAAGGATTTGAAGGCCAGACATTGATACATCTTCATCTCTACCATCTGCTATGGCATTTAGATCATCTGTAGAAAGCTGTCTGGCGTATCTTTCAGGTATTTCCCTGATTACTTCTAATAATTTCTCTGCCATTTTATCTGCCTCTACGAATTTCTCTTCCTAATACTCTACTTAATGCCCTTTGGTGTTCAGGATCTTCCTCATCTGACGCTTGATCATTTTCAACTTCGCTGTCTCTTAATTGACGCTGCATTTCAATCCACTCTCCAGGACTTGCTCCAGGCTGACTAAAGTAAACAGCTTGTTGCTCTAAAACAGAAAGGGCTTTTTCTGTAGCATTAGCTTTATCTCTGTACCAATTAATAATTTCTGTTTTATTAAATCCACTTGGAGCAGCAGTCGCTTGAAGAAGCTCAAGTTCTTTTTCACTTAAAGCCCCCATAGTAACTTGACTAAGTTGGTTTAAAGTAAGCTGTCCAGTGACTGTTTTTAAGAAATTTGTAGCCTGATTTAGTGGAGTTAAAAATTCTTCTAATTGTGATGTTGCTGCACCTTGTTCAACAAGACTTGCTGCGTCTCTTAAAGCAACAATCATTTTCCTAGTGTTTCCAATGTTTTCAAATGAATCTGCAGCAATTTGTGCAGATCTAGTTCCTATCCTTCTTGCTTGATAAATATCTCTTTGATGTTGCGTTTCTAAAGCAAACCCTTCATTTAAAGCATTTTGAGCTTCTTCCCCAATAAGAACATTTCCATTTATATCTTTTACTATTGGGTTTCCATCCTTAGAAGCATAATAGATAACTCCATTAGGAAGTATCTTTTGACCTCCAAATATTTCATCTGCTGATTCACCAGCTTTTAGTCTTTCTAAATTAATTCTAGCCTCTTCAAGATTTATTTCATTCATCGACTGTTGATATTCAAAATTCGTAGATTCTTGAAATCTTCTTTGTTGAGCAAGAAGCTGATTATCAAGAGAGGTTTGTTGCCTTTGCGTTGACTCTGCAATTTGTTGTTCTGCAGCATCTATAGCTAATTGATCTATAGTTGCTTTTCTTTCTGCTTGTTCTTGTTCTTGAATAGCTTGTGTACTCATGCCGAGAATCTGAGCAGCCTGAGAACCAAGCCCAACATTTCTAAGCATCTGAACTGTATTCTGAACAGACTGAGGATCTGTTAAATCCAAACCAGACAAAGCCTCCTGGGCCTTCTCAGAAGTAGACCTCATATCTAATCCAAGAGCAGAACCAAGACCAGTTGTAGCTCTATTAACATTACTTAAAAAGCCTGGAACCATTCCTGCAAAGGGAGCAGCATAACGACTTGTTATATTCCGAGTCATCTCCCTAGACCTCAAAGTAGTCTCAGCCAACTCTCTTTGTTGTCTTTGCTCTGGAGTTTCCAGAATATCTCTAAACAGGGATTGAATATCTATGTTCATTTGCTTATCCAGTAATCTTTTAAGTTATCAAGGCCTGGCAACGCCAGTCGCAAGAAGATTAAACAGCCCTGAAAGCTGTGTTTGTCTAAGAGCATTAGACAATGCCTCAAAATTAAGTTGAGCTTCAAGAGCAGATTCACCAAGTCCAGCAGTAAGTTCACCAGCACCACCTTGAAGAGCAGCTTGAATTCTTGACATATCAGTAGCTGGAGCAAGAGATGCCAACAGTCCTTGTTGTGGCAAATAGGCAGCTCCTAACAAAGCAGGAATATTCCCTGCCATTGCCTGTTGCTGACCAAAGGCTTGTTGTAATCCAGCCAGTGTTTGTTGTGATTGTAATGCCTGTTCTGCCCTTGCTTGCTCCATAGCTGATACAGCAGATCCTGCTTGCTGTTCTTGTATAGCTTTTTCTAAAGCAAGTTGCTCTGGAGTTCCACCATATTGAGATGTTCTCACTCCCAACCTACCTTGGCCTAACAGTCTTTCTTCTAAAGCTAATCTTTGCCTTTCCCTTGAGCCTTGCTGAGCAGCTTCCAATCTATCAAAGATAGACTGCTCTCTGGCTGCTAACTGTTCTGGAGAAGCTGTTAGCTGAGCTATTCTCTGAGCCTCTAAAGCTGCTTGCTGTTCAGGCGATAAAGCCTGTCTCATTCTTTCTATATCTGAAAGCAAACCAGAAGTAATAGCCTGCTCTCCAGCACCCAAAGAATACTGCAAAGTACCATCACCAGGAGTAACTGTTCCTCCAGTAGCAGTAGTAACTGTATAAGGTTGGAACTGCATCTGTCCTAATGCAGACGAAAGAATACCTTGAGGAAAAGCAGCACCTGTGCTTGGAGCGCCTACCAAGCCCTGAAGAGCAGCTCTTTGAGCATCTTCTATATCTGAAATAGATCTTTGAGTTTGAATTGCACTTCCAGCAGCAGAAAGAAGATTTCCCAAAGAACTTCCAAATATTGGGCTATTATTTGTCCCTAAATTTCCTCCAAGATAATTATTTATGCTCGTAAGAGCATCTGTTAGCCATCCCATTAGTAAGTACCCCCATCAACTGTGGCTGTAAAAGTCCCAGTTACAGTAAGATTTACAAAGCTAGAAGTAGAAGAATCTAGTTTAGTAGCTATAGCGGTAGCAATATTTGTAAACTCAGTATCTATTTCTGCACCCTTTACAATTTTTGCTGGGTTACCACTAACCAACGAATCTTTAGCAGCAAAGTTTGTTGTTTTAGTGTAATTTGACATTAGACCATCCTTCCAATAAGAGCATGAATATTTATTTCTTGTAACGCTATAGAGTTTCCACTAATAGTTGCTTCTAAACCAACAGAAACAACAGAACCAGAACCACTAGCATTTACAGATTGCCTGGTAATTAAACTACCTGATGTTGAGTATTCTGCAGTTGTATTGTATTCAGAAATATTATATTGAGCAGAAGAATTGCCTTCTAAAGTAAATGCCTGTTTAGTATAGTCAACCGCATAATCATAAGCCCAGTTCAAAGCAATAGTAGTATTTGCTCCATCAAACAAAGTTAATATTATTTTCTTTACAAACTTTAATTTAGAGCTATCACCAAAAGACAAGGGATGACTGAAGTAACTAACTTCATATCCTGAAGCATCATCTGCATATCCACTGTAATACCCAATACCATCAGCAAAACCAATATACAAATCGTCATTAATTAAGCTGGCAAAAGAAAGAGGCTTTATAGAACTCCATGTAGTTGTTCTATACGAACCATCCTGAAGAGGAAACCTGGTATCAAAACAATATGTAGTAGAAAGAGAAGGAAATACAAGTAAAACAAACGCATCTTTTGAAGAAAAGTGCATTTTAATATTGCCAGTCTCTAAACTAGCTTTAGATTTAACATCATTATTTACATTTCTTGATATATCACCTATTGGAGATGATTTCTCTTGTATTGTTCTGGATAAACTCCTAACACCAGACCTGTCCAAAAAGACTAAATCTTTACCAGTCGATGCCACAGCATCTCTTTCTAAACACCCAATGTTTGAAATAGTATCTGATAAAACCATTGTCGATGGAGAATCAGCGCCAGCATAAACAACAATCGAGTCTCTTCCAAAGATAACTAAAAAATTATTATGAGCCTGTAAAGAAACAATCTCGTCATATCCATTAGGCCAGACTTTAGATATATCTATAGATCCTGAAGACCCTGAATTCCAAACAACTCCATTAAGAAGGTCAGACCAGTAAATAGTAGACTTATCATTTGTAATGTCAGCAACCCACAATCTACCAAAAGCACCCATAACCTCATGTGCTTGAGGGGGTGTACCTGATGCGCCTGACACTAAAGACATCTTTTCAACAGCGCCAGAGGAGTTAGAGTAAACTAAAGGCTCATGTCCTCTTTGAAAGAAATAAGCTTTATCGTTAAAACTAATTATCTTCCAGTTATCATCTGAAATTGTATAAGACCCAGGAGTCTCATCAACCAATGTAGTAGTGCCTGAGAATATCTTACTGTTTCCAGCAGAGAATATCTTAGTATTGCCAGACCCATCTCTAAACTGATGAACAGCCTCAATACCAGGCGAAGACCCTAATACAGCACCACCATTAGTAGTTAAAAGATCATAACCACTTCTTGACGATACCCTTCCTTGCTTATCAATAACACAGTTATCTGCAACAGATGCAAAGCTAGGATCTTGAGTAATAGGAGCATCCTGAGTGTTAATCCCAGCAAAGCCTGGAGCTGCTATTGTTACTTGTTGAAGTTGCTGAGCCATTATCTCACCACAAAAGTCATCTCTGTTGGATAACGATTTGCATCAAAAGCAATAGCATCTGACAAAACAGTAGAAGCTATTGCAAACTGTTCCATTGCTGTTTGACCGCCAGCTTCTCCCTTCTCCCTTAAAGCCATTGCGTAAGCTAGTTGTATTACAGGATTATAGGGAATTGATAAAACATCTGAATCAGAAGATAAATCTGCCTGCGGTACTACAACATCAAACCTTAGACTATAAACAGCATCTGGTTGAGGAAATACTTTAATCTTTAAATCTGAATTAGAATCTGTGCCAATAAAAGTAAATACTTCTGGAGATCCAGAGACAACAGTATTGTTATAATAAACATTGTTAAAATAAGACTTACTTCTCTGATTCATAAACTTCTGAGAAGTAACATTCATTACATCTTTAATAACAGCCATATCCCCACTGTTGGTTAAGGAATACTCACTTACACCATTAGAAGTATTAATAGATATGGAATCTCTTAACGCAGTCCAGTCAAAAGAATTTTCTATTGTCTTTTTAGCGTCATTAATCAAATCACCAATTAATGAAGAATAAGATGTTGCATTAGCTGTAGCAACGGTAGTTTCCCTTAGCCTTCTTAATACATTATTTATCAAGTTTAGATATGTCATCTTCTTAAACCAGAATATAAAATAGATTGAAACAATCCAGAATTAATATTGTCTAATTCAATTTGCCTTGGATCTCTTAACTCAGTTTTAAATATCTGAGATGTTTGTGGAGCCATACTTGCCATTGCTAATACCATTCCAGTTCCAGTTCCAGTTCCAGTACCAGTTCCAGTACCAGTTCCAGTACCAGTTCCAGTTCCAGTATTAGTTCCAGTATTAGTTCCAGTATTAGTTTCAGTATTAGTTCCAGTTCCAGTGCCAGTTCCAGTATTAGTTCCAGTTCCAGTGCCAGTGCCAGTTCCAGTTCCAGTGCCAGTGCCAGTTCCAGTTCCAGTGCCAGTGCCAGTTCCAGTTCCATTTCCACCATCTGGAGGCATATCATGTTCAGTAACAACATTATTCTCATCAATGCTGTATCCTTTGCCTGGAACAAAAACTACATCAGGAAATTCGTTAACATCTCCTTCGCGAACTTCTCCAGTAGTCGTGTTGGTAAATACACCATCGCCATTGTATTCCCAAATACCTTCATTACTTCCTGAAGTAGCTACTCCAGTTCCTGCGCCAGCAACATCTGTAGTAGTAGCTCCCCATTCTCCAAAAACTGTACCAGCATCATTTGAACTAACAATCTGACCTTCAGTATATGTACCAGGCACAGGGATAAATGTTTCAACCCCACCTACTTGATGAAACATTCCATCTGATTCTTGATAAACCCAATCACCAGTTTGAGCAGTGCTTTGAACAGCCCCGCCTATATCTCCTGCTGCAGCTACTTCAGAATCACCTATTACGTCTAAAGGAGCTGTCTCAGCTTGTGTACCTACTGCTTCTGTAGTGGTTTGTGTAGGTTGTTGTGCTGTATCTTGTGCAGAACCGCCACCTCCAGCGCCACCACCTCCAGAAACACCAGAATCAACAATAGTGACACGATCCAAAATAGCTCCACCAGCATCCATAGCTGTAGCAGGATCAAAAGTAGCACTATCAACAAAAATACCAAACTCTCCCAATACATCACCAGCATTTTCGCCATTAACATAAATACGTTGTGCAATCTCATCTACTTGAGCTTGCGTAATAGGAACAGGAGTCTGCTCTGCTTGAGAAACAGCATCATAAAAATTCTCAGACTGAGAATCTAATTCCATATCAATTAAATCTTGTTGTGGAGACAGTAATTCGTTATCAAAGTCGCTGTTTTTAAGATCTGCAACTAATTCAGTCATTGTGTTTACACCAGCAGATCCAACTGTTTCTTTTACTTTGTTATAGTAATCAATCATCATCTCAGGGCTTAATGACATAACACCTTCAGTATCTTGCCCTGTCTCAGTCTTGCCTGTCTCCCTCATCATATCTTCATAGCCCTGCTGCATCACAGAGGCTTGTTGTTTAGGAGTTAAATCATCAAATTTAGGTGCGTCAGGATTTAACCCAAAAATGTCCCACTTTCTAGCTAAATAAGAAAAAACAGCTAATATTGGATTAAACTGAAAAAAACCACCGCCAATAGTCCCTGACAATCCACCAGCAGTAGCTTCACCCAAGTATTGAGCGCCTTGTTCTATTGCACGACTACCGCCTATGTAGTTTCCTGCAGCGTCATACAGTGGGGAATCTAGCACTCCAACTGGATTTAATGGCATGATGACTCCTTACTAATCCTGATTCCAACCAATAGCATTAAACGTAGATACAAGACTTGAAATAGCAACTTCTAGCGTAGGCCAAATGTCTTCAAAGCTAACAATACTCTTACTCATACCAGAGTGCGCTACTTCTAAAATACCTCTAATTTGAGCTAGTTTCTGCTCACCCTTACCCTCTCCTGGTATTGCCTCTTCAATAGATTTAATTGCTGAGATCAAAACTGGCAATAACATAAGAACAGCCTTAGCTACTTGTATCCATTTCATATCTTACACTCCAGCGTTAATAAATATCCCTCAAA